ATCACATTAGCCAGTTCGTTTTGTCTGGTATTTCTAAATTCCCTATTGTGGATAGACTGCTTTAGGTAGCTTTCTGCGCTCTTTATCCAGAATCTTTTGTGCTTTAAACAAATAATACGAATGTTTTTTTTAGCACATTCTAGCGAAGCCATTAGGTCGCTCATTCTGTAATCGTTCCAAGTAAGTGGGTCAAACTTTATCAGGTCCGTATGAAAAGCGCTAACACCTGTACCTGGTACGTCTATCTCATAGTCCCCGTTAATATCACGAAGGCACTGATAGGTGTGGTGCCCCGTATAGTAGGGTAAATTTAAGCCCTTAAGCTTTCTACCATGGAAGGTTAGCCAAGTGTTAGGGTATTTTTTTCTAGCCTCTAAAATTGTTTTCACATAATCCGGCGGGTAAATAATATCGTCATCGCACGAAAGATAGAGACCCTTGCTAATTGGTAGCCAGAAAAATTTAGCGTTATCGGTATAGTCCGGCCCGCTATATACTTCTACATTATCACCTTCTAGTTCTGGTTGGTAATCGTTACCGTAAACACGAACCTTATCAACTTGAAATCGTAATGAATCAACTACTTGTTGTAGATTTTCTTTGCGTGCTTCTATTGTGGCAAGATTGGCAGTAATCATTTCTGCGAATCTATCAACTGTTTAATAAATAGATCAAACTTTGATTCTAATAAAATTACTATATCGCTTTTTAATGCAATAAAGAATAAGGTAAGTATTATTACTAACTGCCAATCATAAAACGCGGAGCATATTAAACAAGCTATGCCTGCTACCAATCCTAATTTATTCATAAGCTTATAAGTGGTTGTTGTTTTCTTAGTTCTGGATGCATCATGCTTTCGTGAGGCCCGTGATAACATAATGATTTTTTAGGTATGTACATAGGGATCCCAAGCTTCCAAAATTTACAACTTTGACTTTCACCTATGCCAGAAGAGATATTCAATCTATTAAATCTACTTGACGTAATAAAATCTTGTTCAAAATCTATAGCTTCTAATGTTTGCCTATTTGTAAAATAACCACCATCACAATAACTAACTTCAATAGAGTTGATACCTTTTATATTTACTTGCCTGTGATCTATATTAGTCCATATTTTAGACCTACCATCATTTAAAAGATTGTAAACGTATTTGCCTTTGATCTGTGAATGTAATTTATGAATCGTCTTAAAGTCTATATCTAAAAAATCATCTGGCAAGAATAAGAAAAAATCATCGTTTGATTGTTTGCATATTTCAAAAGCGTACTGCCAGTTAAGAAAGTATTGCTCTTTGCCTTTGTGTTGCAATCTATGGAACTCACATTTTTTAGCAAATAGAAGAGAATCAAAGTCAGAGCCATCATCAATAACGATTGGTTTTTCTGGGCATTGATCGATAACTTTAGCCAACATAGAGGGCCTATTGTAACTAAAAATCAATATCATACGGCTCGTATATAACGGTGCATCTACAATTAATAGTATTACTAGGAGCCGCGCCTAATGATGAATCACCAGGGTATTGCATCTCATCGCCGCCTACATTAAAAGGCGTTTCTAAGTTAGGTACTTTTTGACCATCTACTGCTAAGTGCAAATCCCTAGTCCTGTCATCTTGCGTAGATAGCCATACTTTTCTAGTAGGTATTCCTGAGGCTTGAGCACCTAAAACTGAGCCAGCATTTGAGGCAGCTATTATCTCCGTTCTACCTATCAGCGTGGCGCGCCTTAAACTAAAATCAGGCATACGACTTAATTCTCTTGCAAACTGCTGAATGCTAGTGCCCTCTTTTAAGGCTGCTTGAACAGATGCGCGCACTCCCTTTTTAGTGCTATTAGTAACCATTACAATTTTGCTAGTAGTATCTGACGGGTTTAGTATTTCATTCCCTGCTATCCATTGAGCGATCAATACATCCCAATCAACGCTAACTTCTTTTTGCATTGATTCCTTTAAATTGCTATAGGATTCTTGGCCAAACGTTTTCATTACCTTAGTGTATACTTTTTCGTATGCATCCAACATAGGTTCAATAGTAATAATACCTTCTAGGTCAAAATCTATAACTTGCTTTTGCTCTACAGCATCTAGGTACTGCTTTAATTGCCTGCGAAGTGCGCGGTAAAAGGTACGCTCTGCAAAACGCTCAAAAGCTCGGCGTTTATTATCGAATGTTTTCCAAATAATAAATCTTTTGCGTTGTTGGCTTGTATTTGATTCTTGGATAGGCATAAAAAATACTAAACCTTTCACAGTTTAGTATAAAATAACAAAAGAGATATGTCTACAGAAGCTCGTTTAGTACTTGCATAAATTTTTCTATATCTTCAGGGCTTAACCAACCCATAATAAGAGCAGTTGTAAGGCCTATGGCTACAATATTACGGAGCGTAAACGCTTCGATAAGTTCATTTTTAGTTTGATTCCATTCGCCTGCAACGATTGCTTTAAGCGCTTTACCCAGGAATTGGTTTGGCAATGGCAAAATATCGAGCGCTCCGTGCAGCACTTCGCCCGCTTTGTTTTTTCCTTCGGCAGTTTGTGATATGATACGTACAATTTTCCAGTCCTTTATTGGTTTTTTCATTTCATCATCTCCGATATAGCATTAAATAAAGCACTTGAACCAAGGCCTGCGCCTGTTGCCCATGCAATTATTTTTTGTTTAAACTTAACTAGTTCAGCTATTTGCTTTTCGTTATTTGTTACTTTTTTTACAAGCCCTTCCTGACCGAACTCGTTACCTAATAAGGCTTCTTTAATATCTTGAATATCTTTAGCAAGTAACTCAATCATAGCCTCAAGGTTATTTACTTTAAATTTTAAATCTGAAAATTCTTGGTTAGTCATAATAGTGCCAAATTACGTTTGATGGTTTGTCTTTATCTATATCAACATGAATAAAATTCTTACCAATACCGATGCGATTAAAACCAACAGAAAGCAACGAGACGATTAATTTGTATCTAAAAATACTACTTTCAGCTTTTAAATCTATTGCTAAACCTTTTGTATGACTACTTGTACCGTCTCTTCCTTGTTCTTGCTCCCAAATTTCGCTTCTAAAGGCCGATGTAACTATAAATGGTGCCTTGCATACCTGTCTTGCAATATCTAGTTTTTTCATGAAGTTTTCATTCATGTCTTCTAGCTTACAAGGCGGGCTGCATTTATCAAAATCTTTTTGCGAAAAATATTTAAGACCCGTATTCATTCTTTAACATTTTAATATCATCATCGGTTAGTTCAGTGGTCGCATCGGGTATAAGATTCATTGGAATATATCGGTTATTATCTCCAACTGGTTGATAACCCATTTCGATACGCTTTTCATCAGCAGTTAGCCACCATGCTTTGCTTAGCCAATCTACCTTTTCGCTTGCGTCTTTATTTAACGCGTCAATAGCTTGTACATCAAAATCTAAATGATAGTTCTTGCCAGTGGCTTTGTTAAAAATAGGGACTAAGGACCTATTTAGTTCCGCATAATCTCTAGTAAGCTCAGGTATAACATTGTCCAGGTATAATTGCTTTCTACTTTCCTGCTTATTAGCGTTGGTCTTATTATCAGGATCGTTTAATAATTCACTAGGGAAGTTATAAACATTACATATATCCCGTTGAGTCATCTTGCCCGCTTCTATGATCTCTAAATCAACTGGCGGCATTCCAAACTTTTCAAACCCTAACTTAACATTGCTTACCAACCATGCCTTGTAATTATCAGGGCCTTGCATTGATCTTAAATAAGTCTCTAATTGAGATCTCTGCATAGGTGTTAGCTGCTCTAAATCTGGATCAGTAGGGTATACTACGCCTGAGGCGCCGCCATTTCTTAGGGCTTTACTTAATGCTTGATCACCATCATTGCCTAGTCTTATAGCTCGTCTAGCCGCTTTTAATGGAGACATACCATAAAGGTGAGAACCAACAGCGTCGTAATCAGGATTCCAGTATTTCCAATGCATTACTGTTTCAGCTGGTAGTTGATGGCCATCGTGACCATACATGTCAATAATATAACCCTTTATCAAGGTCTCGTAAGTGGGATCGGCTACTATTTTAGTAAATTGAGATGGCATTACCCACATTTCACCAAAAGTGCCGTCTCCAAGTTGTATAAAATGCGTATAAGCATTACCTGTAATCAACTGAAAACCCTTCATGTTTTCATACCATTCAGGGTAACCTTGCAATGGATTAGGCTGGTTAATTAATTTATATAAAGGATCACGCTCATCATCTACCTCTTCAAACGCTTGTTCTTTAAGTTCTAATAAATTATCTATACTCCCTTGAGTAGCCTTGTCTTTTACAGTATTAGATATTTGCCTATATTTTAATGCTTTTTGTTGATCTTTAACGATATGAATAATTGGGGGCACAGCGGCCGCTGCTTTTGTGATCCCATTAACAACACTATACACGTCAGGGTTTAATTCATACCCATCTTCAACATAAGCGTTTTGGGTATCATCAAGACTAATAGGCATACCCCTATGAAATCTAAATAATTGCCTGTTTAACTCGTTCACCAAATTGTTATTAGGTGCTTTTGTCCTAGCAAAAGGTAGAAGGTCAGATAAAGCCATAATTTACTTTTTAAAGTTGCATCTAAATTAACAAATATTTACAACTATTGAAATAAGCAAAAAAAACCACCTGACTTTCAAATCAAGTGGCTTATCTACAGAGTGATATTTCTACTATAAATATAATTTATTACATAGTTCCTTATAATGCAAATCGTATTTTAATCTACATTCATGATCTTGTCTTAGGTGCATAATACTGCTATGATGCATATTGAATAATCTTGCAAGCTCTATATGACTTATGTTTACCCAATTAAAGAATAGTGAACGATAATTAACAAACATAGACTTTCTGCTTTTCATAAATAAAGTATCATAGCCTATATTCATTTTATCACAAAATTCTGCAATCAGTTCTACGTGGCTATCTTCTAGCTCCCCAGTAACACATTGCTCAAATCGCTTGAAGGCATCTAGTGCTAAGGTGTACATTCTTTGTCCTTTAGTATTTGGAGTGATCGTATTAATTGGAAGCTAGCATTTTTAGCTTTACCATTTTTAAAATAATAAATAGGTGTTGTGCCTAGTCCAGTTTTTCTTGCTAGATCTGGAACGTGCTTATTTTGAAGCCAATCCCAAACCTCTTGTTCTTCTTTCATTGCTTGTGTCATTTTGTCGTGCAGATTTTATGGTTTTTGTCGTGCAGATTTTATGGTTTTTGTCGTGCAGATTGTAGTCAAGTTTTTTGCGCAAGATACTTGTCGTTTATTTTTTCATTCATTAGTTATTGTTTTGATTGTTAGTGAATGAATTACCATTCACTTCTTGATTCTATAATCTCATCTACGCTTGCAAATTCAGCCATAGACGCACCGCAATTAGGGCAAACTACTTCGTAGTCGTATTCCGTTCCGAAGTGGTGGCTAAAGCTATTATCTTCTATCTCTAGGTCCTTTATCTCTAGTTCTTCATCTGAACATTCACACTTAATCATTCTTCTACCCATGTGAGTTCTTTGCCATACATCTTGCGTACTTCATATCTAATACGGTCCGTGAATCCAATCATGCTTTCCCCTTCTAAGCTGAAGTAAGTAAAGTTATGGTAAACGTGTTGGAATTTTAAATCCATTTCATAATAGGTAATGGGTTCGTCTTTCCAGTCTTTGCATTCTATAGTTCTAAGTGTTCCAGTCATTTTTCTGTAGTTTTAGTGGGCTACCGAAGTAGCCCTTGTTATTTGTTTAGATTGTGTATTCTTCAGTGACATAGTGATCTTGATCTCTGATCATCACTTTTAAATCCATGTTTGGATATCTTTTTTGATAGTACTTGATTCTTGGTACAAATTTTCTGACCATTTCATCCAAATTTCCTTGTTCAAATTTCCAATCTGCATATTCATGTGCGATTTTAAGATCTGAACCAAGCATTGAATCTT